TCAAAGGCTATTTAGTTTATCAATTACTTGTTGTTTGGCTCTTTTTGTTACATGGTTATAAATAGACAGAGTTGTGTTTGCATCAGAATGCCCTACACGCTCCATAATGGCTTTAAGAGGTACGCCTAATTCAGATAATAGTGAAACGTGGCTATGTCTGAATATATGTGAGGATAGACTTTTTTCTAATTCCAACTCTTCCTCTACTTTATGGAGTATAGCGTTAAATGAGTGCAGCGTAAGCGGAGTGCCACTTGTAGATATAAATATATATTGATCGGGATCTGTGGGTCTACCTGCAAGAATATTGTCAGCTATCACACTTTCAATCAATTCTTTTGCACGATTGGGTAATTGCACTTCACGTTGCGAATAAGTATTTTTTGGAGTTGTTTTTATAGCATTATCCATTTTCACAGATGTGTAATCTAAGGTCCCATTAATGGAAATTTTCCCATCCTCATAGTCCTTCATTTGCAAAGCTAGCAATTCCCCATATCTCAAACCAGTTAAATATAGAAACTCAGCTATTATGCCGTGTAGTTTTCTGCGAGGATTGGAGTATAGCTGTTTCAGTATTTGATCAATTTCTTCTTTCTCCAGATATTTTTTATTCATAGAAAGCCTTCTTTTTTCTTCTTCCACTTTTTTAGGATGGATTTTAACTGCTAGCGCAGGGTTTCTCTGAATGTATTTTCTATCGATTGCATAGTTTAGCATAACAGATAGAGTTGTTTTTGTTTGTTTTGTGTAGTTCAGTGAGAGGTCACCAAACGTATACATATCTTCAATTATCTTATTAATGAGTGTCTCATCAATGTTTCTAACGATCGTATCATCGCTTATGTGCTTAGAAACATGTTTCATCATCATTGGAACCTTCAAATAGCTAGTACGTTTAACATGCTGCTTATAATATTCATACCATTCTTTATACAGCTCACCAAAAGTGATATCTGATTTATTGTAATCTTCGAGTGCTTCTTTAATTTTTTTATCTAGAATTTTCTGAGCTTTTTTCCACGCTTGTGGTGAATTACTTGTAAGCGTTGTAGATTTTTTCCGTGTTTTTTCTGTATAAGGATCTACATATCTTTCAATAAACTTGAATCGCCCATCTTTGGTTTGTTCAACCCACACTTTTAACATCTCCTATCATTTGCTATAATAGGCATAACAAATAGACCTATATAGGTTTGTTTTCTAAAAGCACGCTCTTACTCTGGACGGTGGGGCGTGTTTTTTAGTGTGCTTCAAAATCTTTATTTAATATTCTATTTAAAATCACATTGAACTCTGTCGCGTCAAAATCACGCAGTAATATAATTTTTCCGGATTCTCTATACAGGTGTGTTCCATCTGAGAAGGCCTTTATACCAACTATATTAGAAAGGTTAATAACTTTCATTCCATTCTCGTTAACAAAAATTATTCTTTTATTAGTCAAAAATGGTACCCCAATAAATACATCGTTCCATTCTGTTACTTTGTTCGAATTATGTTTAATTGATCCCATTCTATAATTCAAGCCTTTAGCAATTCTAATATTAGAAGATAATCCTGAATAATTAGTTCGAACCGTTCTAGTTTTCTGCTCTTGCCATTTGACTCTCTGTTTAGGCGTATAGTAACAAAATTCATTAGATTTTAGATTGACCCCATCAATTAATGCTGCTCTTTTGGATAAATCCTCTTTTTCAAGTTGCCTAATCATTCTATTTAGTTCTTCTTTTTGCTCTTTTTCTGCCAGTTCTTTTTCTTCTTTTTTTCTTTTTGCAATTGTTCCATCAAGGTATTCAACTGGTTTTAAACCCATAAAAATTAAAAAAAATCCAAGGGGTAAAAAAACAAGTGTGACAGGTAAAACAATGAATGACATTAGACAAGATAAAACTCCTATAATAAGTGCAAGATATTTGAGTATTGTCACAAAAAATTTTTTCAAAGATTTTCCTCCTTTGATATAATAGATTTCCCAATCTTAAAAGAGGTCAGGATAGTCCGTGTTGCGGCACGAGCTTTTTTATTTAACAAGCTCGCTTTGAACAGTGAAATGTAGAAATGTATTTTTTCTATAATCCTAATAATTCTTTTTTCTTCTTTTCAAATTCATCTGTAGTGATGATGTCCATATCAAGCAATTCTTTTAGTTCTTTCACTTTTTGGATAGGAGAAGTTAAGCTTTGATTTTGTTCAGTATGATCGTGATTTTTAGCTTCCATTTTTTCTTTAACAAATTTTACAAAGGAATTTATATCTCCAATGCTTATCCATTTCATATTTACTTTATTTCCTGAAGCATAGAAAGAGATTTTATATCCCATAGCTTTTTTAGCAAATTCAAAAGAGGAAATATTGGAATAGGGGAAAGATTCACTATCAAAACCGAAAGTTCTTTTACCAAAAAAGAAAAGTCTTTTATTCGTCGCTAAAAATACCCCATTCTTTATTGTATCTGTACCCATGGATTTTGTTTCATACGTTCCAAATACACCTTCAACCACTTTTTCTCCGGGTTCTAGATATTCTTGAGCATATTTCAATTGCTTGGAAAATTTTTTGTTTTTTGTATCTAGTGTCATTTTAAACTCCTCATTTCTATGGTATTATTTATGATGTAGAATCTTAGAAATAAGGTTTTTGTGTCCGTGTTGCAGCACGGGCTTTTTTTAATGTATTACTGAAAACGATTTCTTTAATAATTCTTGATGTATTCATACATATTGCCTTGCGTAAGAATATTTTTTCTTAAAATAGCATTGGCAGACAGCATAACAAGTGTATCTGAGCTTATTCTGAATAGAATAATATTCCATAAATTTTTCGAGGTTAAACTGAGATTCATCAGTCAGTTCGTTCTCAATATAGATATTTAATAAAATTAGAATAGCTATTTTATCTGCTTCTGTTTCAAATTTTGAGTGAAAAGTTGTAGAAGTATCGTACAAAACTGAAAATTCAAAATGAGAGGCGCTGAAATGTGCAAGTTCATGAGATAAATGAAAGGCTTCTGCAGTTTCACCGTATAGATTTTCATTCAAAAAAATGATTCTGGGTTTTGGATAGTAGAAACCAGACTCTTTCATTTCCATATAAACTACTTTCAAATTGTATTCGCTCAACATTTCTTTCAATTTCAAATACATACAAACTATCACTCCAACTATTCATTTTCTTCTAAAGCTTTAGCAATTGCAATCGCTTTACGCATTGTCTCCTTAGATATTTCTTTTCCGTCAAAAGAAAATACAGTATCATCTTCTGATAAATCCACAAATTTAGGCGTTTCTCTTTCTTCTCTACCTAGAAGGTAGTCTATAGAGACATTGAAATAGTCAGCAATTTCTTGCAATTTTTCAGCGGATGGTTGTTTTCCACTTTTTAAACTATAGAAATAGTTTTCACTGTATCCTAAATCAGTTGTTACTTGTTTCATTGTTTTTGAATGTTTTTTTGCAAGAAATTTTATCCGCTCAAATACTGTCATACCAGCATTCTCCTTTTTTCTTTACAAAAACCAATAAAAAAGTGTAGTTTTGCGTTGACGTAAACAACACTATAGTGTATATTGGTTTTGTAAGTTAATTGGATAGAAAAAAAGCAAAGTAAAAACACACCTTATAGCATTAAGTTTGGCGACCGAGTGCGATAAAAAGGCTTGTTATATGCTTATTTAACTATGACTATATACTACACTATAGTATAGTTTTCAGTCAACTAAAAATATACTTTTCTATCCAATTTTCTTTCTAAATAAAAAGAAAGGAAGTGTGTGAAGTGAGTAATATCGATAATGGGCGGGAAGCCATTAAAGAATTTATGAAAGCAAATAATATTTCAGAATACGATTTGGCCACTGCATATGGTAGATCGAGAACTTGGATTCAGCGTGTTTTAAGTGGAAAAGATAAAGGTCCAGCTGTTAACGCCTTTATTCTGGAAGTTATTCGCGATCATAAAATTCGATAGGAGGGGGAACAAAAATGAAAGAACTAATCAAAGTAACAACAAACGAGAACAACGAACAGTTAGTAAGCGGTAGAGAGCTGCATGAATTTTTGGAGGTGGCAACAGAATACAAAAAATGGTTTAGCCGTATGGCAGAATATGGTTTTGTTGAAAATATAGATTTCGTAAGGGTGACCCAAAAATGTCCGACCCCTGGAGGAATTCAGAATATTACCGACCATGCAACGAATCATCGAACTGACACATTCTGAGAATTGGCAAGAAGACAAAGAAATAGTTGCAGAAGTCCAAAAGCTCGGTAAATCAATGTGGGCTGAAAAGCCTAAACGGAAAACGCCGAGAAAAATTGCAATCTGGCATGGTGATCGAATTCTAGTAACAGGTACTGCTGAACAGTTATCTGAAATTACTGGACTGAGCAAAAACATCATCTGGGATAGAGCTAGGAGCTTATGGATTGATTCAAAAGGACGACAGTTTAGGTATGTGGAGGAGAAAAAATGCTAGATATGAAAATCGAAGATTATCGAATTACCAGTGATTCTAGAAATATTGTCTTATCGAAGGTAAGACGAGATGAGGAAGGAAACATTCGCTACACCGAAGCAAAAGAAGAATCGCGAGCAGATATCGGATACTTTCAAACGGTCTCATCGTGTTTAAAGGCGATACAACGCGATTACGTGTTAAGTGAAGAAAGAACGATAAAAAGTATTATCGAGTACAAAAAAGCGTTAGAAAACATCACTAGACAGTTTGAACAGGCATGTGAGATTGAGGAGGAGAAATAATGGCGAGCGTGTTAAATGAACCAGTATATAGAGTTAAGGAATATTCTAAATTAAATCGTCTATATGCAGAAACAGAACAGCAAAGAGAAGTATTAGATGTATCCATGAAGCAAATATTTGTCGAATTTCCATGTTTTAATGGTGGTGTTTTAGGTATGTGGACAACGACTCGTATGGGAATTGAAATTGGTAGTCAAGCCGAAATAGAATTTGAAAGTGAGTTAAAGAAAGAGGAAAGTCAAGGCTACCGAATTTTAAAAAAGAAAAGCCGTACTTTGAAAAGGCTAAATGACATGATTGGAGAAGAACTAGAAGCATTTAATTCTGCACAATCAAATTACCGATTTGAACTGCTTACGCAATATGGCATGAACAATGTGAGTGGCGTACATTCTATTGATGGACAATTATACGTAAGTCTAAGAGCTGAACCAGAAAGAAATGAAGAAGAGCTAGAACCAATCGATTACAAAGAGTACCTTTCGTTTTATATCAATGCTAAAACACAGGAGGACAGCAAATGATACCGAAGTTTAGAGCATATTCAAAAGAAGAAAATGAAATGTACTATCCGCATAATGATAAAAATGTGGATTGGACAATAGACGATGAAACAGGCTTTATTGCTCCGCTTGTAAATTTAGGCGGTGGCATGTGGGGAATGATAGACAAATACGAGCTCATGCAATCCACAGGACTGAAAGATAAGAATGGTGTGGAGATCTTTGAAGGAGATCTAGTATCAATCAGCGTGCAAAATGGATTCGATTGCTTAGACAATAAAGTTTGTATTGTTAAAAATTCAATAGAACATTCGGGATTAGTTTGTGCCACTATTGATGAAGACTTAGAGTATCGAATTTTTAACAGGCAATTTTAATCAGTTAAAAGAAGATGCTTCGATGCTGTGGACTACATTAACTACAAATATCCAAAACATTATCACGACGTTTGTAGATATAGTTGTTGGTTATTACACAGCCTTAAAGGATACTGTGATAAATATCTGGAATGTGTTGACTTCTACCATCAAAGATGTGTGGAATTCTTTTACTACATGGATCAAAGAGACAACTAACAATATTGTAAATAGTATTAAACAGGGATGGAATAACTTAAAACAAGGGACAATCGATCTGTTTAATAATATGATTCAAGGAGCGAAAGATTTATGGAATTCTTTCAAAGCTTGGTTTATTAATCTAGTTATTGGAACTAAGGATAACATCATTCAAGGTTGGGAAAACCTAAAACAAGGCACTATAGATACTTTCAACAATTTAGTAAGTGGCGCTCAAGAAGTGTGGGATAATTTAGTAAATGCTGTTAGTGATACTGTTGATAGAGTAACTGGCTGGTTTGATAACTTGAAAAATATCGATTTACTAGCAGCCGGAAAAGCCATCATGGATAGTTTTCTAGAAGGGTTACAAAATGCATGGAAATCTGTGCAAGATTTTGTTGGAGGTATTGGTGATTGGATTCGTGAACATAAAGGACCTATCCAATACGATAGAAAGCTATTGATTCCAGCTGGTCAGGCTATTATGAACGGTCTGAATAAAGGTCTGACAGGAGGATTCAATGACGTACAGAATACTGTTGGAAGTATGGCAGACTTTATCGCGGAACTTTTCAATGCAAATTCTGATGTAGATATAGCTGCAAATTTGAAAAATGCAAATAAAAACATTGGTGCACAAGTTGAACATAAAATAAATATGGGTGGCTCTACTAAACCAGCTGTATTTAAAATCAATCTTGGAAGACAATCGTTTAGATTGTTTATGGACGATATTTCACAAGCTATGGGCGAAGGTGCAGACATTAATCTAGAATTTTAGGAGGGAATATTTTGGATCAGCGAGAAAATAAAATGTACTCATTCAAAGATACAACTATTAATCTCAATAGTTCTAAAAGATTCCTTCCAACGTCTGCCATGATGTACGATGGAATGTATTTAGAAGATTTGATTGAGGGTTATCAAACACTCACGGTTGAAGGTAGAGAAATGCTTTCTGTAGAAGTTGAACAGCAAGATATACAAATTGGTTCAATCATTACAAATCAGAAAATACCTTCAAGAACACTAAAAATAACATATAAACTGGAAGATAGAGATCCAGAAAAACTACAGTTTAAATTCAAAGAGCTGTTGAATTATTTATACCGGAATGAAGACGTGGAAATTAGGTTTCATGATGAATTAGATTTTTATTACTACGGTCGCTATACATCAACTGATACTGTTCCAGGAGACTCCAACTCGATTATTTCAAGTTTTAATGTATTCTGTGCGGACCCACTAAAGTATACAAAAGAATGTGTTAGTGATGGCTATATTGGAAATCCGATACAGTTTCCTATAACACCAAGAAAAATTGAAGTCACTTTATCCATGAATAATTCAATCAAAATTACAAACGGAGAACAAAATATCATGATTACTGATGCGGCAATAAAAACAGGAGACGTGTTGGTTTTTGATTTTTCCGATGAGCAGGTAACTGTAAACGGAGAAGATTGTACTTCTATGATTGATTTAGAAAGTGATTTTGAGAACTTTTATCTTAAGCAAGGTCAGAAGATAACTAGCAATAATGGGAAGCTTAAAATATTCTATAGGGGGGCGACAATTTGAGTGAGACAGTTTATTTCTTTGATCACTTGCAAAAACTTATTAAAAGAAAAAATAAAAGAAGTTTAATTGAAGTCTCCCAAGAAAAAGAAATTAGTTCTGATAAGAGTGATCTAATGAAAGATACTCTTTACGTTACGACAAAATATGATAAAGAAATAGAAGATGCAAGATATATGGCGATTCGTGAAAACGAGTCGTCTTTTTCGTTGTATCGAATTACTAAAGTGAGCGACCCATCTGAAACATTAGAGTTTACAGGGTTAGGATTTGCGACAAATGAATTAGATGCTTACATCATCAAAGATATTAGGCCGAGTGGGCAGCCCTTAAAAAATGTTCTTGATCGATTGATTGAATTTACTGAAGGAAATTGGCGCGTTGGTCACGTAGAAGCAATGTTACCAGCAGTAACTGCAACTTTTTACTATGTCTCTGTAAAAGAAGCGTTGAAAGAATTGCAAACCTTAGGCATGGAATTTGTCTTTAGGTGTTCTTTGAATTCTGATGGAATAAAGGATAAATGGATCGAAGTATATGAACAAATTGGTGAAGAATCGAATACACGTTTTGTATATGGTAGTAAAGCATTAACAGTTGTAAGAGAGATAGATAGAAGCTCAATCTCAACTTCAATGATAGGTCGTGGGCGAGGCGAAGAGGTTGGTGACGGATACGGTAGAAGAATTGAATTCACTGATGTTGAATGGAAAAAGTCGAATGGTGATCCTTTAGATAAGCCTAAAGGCCAAAATTGGCTTGAAGATCCGGAAGCAACTCAAAAGTATGGTATACCACAAAAAGATGGATCAATGAGAAAGCGCGAAACTGTGGTAGTGTTTGATGATATAGATGATCCAACAGAATTACTTAAAAATACTTATTCAACCTTAATCGATTCTGCTAGACCGTTAGTACAATTCAAAGCTGAAGTCACTGGAGGAGATGTGATAGGAAATACAGTGACTATTCACAGATACGATAAAGGTTATCACTATAAAACTCGTATTTATAAAACTACATTCAATCGGCTTACCGGTCAAACGAATATCGAATTAGGGGATAATTTAACACAAGATGTTAGAAAACAAACGGCTTCTATTGTCAATAATATTAATAGTTTAGAATCTAGCAAAATGACATTTTACGAATCGACAGAGATTGGAAAATATCAAGATGACATTATGCGAGGCGCAGGAGATAATGGCGGTTCTATTTATTGGGTAAATGGAATTGAAGCTGGTGTTAGTGATAGTAGAGAAATCTATGAAACTGTTTATATGGATGGACCTAACATTCCTAGATCACGCTTTTTTATGGTCCAAAATAACTCAGGAATATCTTTCAAACAGTGTAAAAAAGGTGAATGGCAAACAATCCAAGATGTACACAATGGCGATAGCACGACTGCGTGGACGTTGGATGGAACTTTCAATGCTAATTTTATTAAAGCAGGAATTCTTTCAGGTATTCTCGTGCAAGGGGTAGCTTTAAAGACATTGGATGATAAAGATTTCCAATTAGTGGCAGAAGGAGGACAACTTTCTTTTGAAAAAAAGGTCATTTCAACTGGGCTTGACGATGTTCACGGAGAATCGCTTGGATCCATCGTAGCAACTTATGGAGGCGGAAAAATAAATGGGTTTGCTGTATGGAAAGAACCAAACTATATTTTTTCCATTAACGCTGGGGACGGCGGCGATCGAGGGAATCCTGTTTTTCAAATTCCAGCAGACGTTACTGCTGATAAGCGCAAATATAATCTTTACGGTGATGGTAAATTTTCAGAAGGAAATATAACCATAGATGGCCGTCTAGATGTCAAAGAATTATATGTGAACGGCGTTAAAATCGATACAAACGGTGGAGGCAATAATGGAGGAGGCAATACTGGAGGAAACGATAACGGTTGGAATGGACAATATCCGCCAGAAGTAACTACTGACAGGGATAAACGTTATTGGCAGATCTGGGCAATGGCAATAGGTGCTGGCTTTACTAAGCAAGCTGCTGCAGCCTTACTTGGAAATGCTCAAGGAGAATCAGATGCTAATCCAACCGCTGATGAGGGCAATGGCGCACCAGGGTTCGGATATGGTATATGGCAATGGACGGATTCCACAGGTGCAACTAGCGGACGTGTCTATATGCTCAACTTAATGACAAAGGCTGGCATCAGTGATGATCCAGACACGATCGCGGCGCAGTTCAAATTGTTGATATGGCATGCACCAAATGGTCAATGGATCGCAACTAGCGCTTATCCTTACACATGGACACAATTCATGAATCTGACCGATATCAACACAGCAGCACAAGCATTCGTGGCTAACTTTGAACGTCCACGTGATCCACATCCAGAACGGACGACATGGGCACAAGAATGGTACGACAAATTCAAAGATTTGGAAATTCCTGCATCAAAAGGATATATAAAACCAATTGCAGATCCAATCACAGTGACGAGCGAATTTGGCTGGCGCACTTCTCCAATTACAGGCGCACAAGAATTTCATAACGGTATTGACCTTGTAAATGGAAATCCTAATACACCTATTTTTGCATCAGCAGATGGCGAAGTGATTGTTGCAGGGGATGCAAACTATTATGACTGGTATGGAAATTGGACAGTAATCAAACACACTGATGGAATGTATACAGGCTATGCACATCAAAGCCGTGTGGATGTTGCAAAAGGTCAAAAAGTAACTGCTGGTCAGCAAATTGGGCTGATGGGGACAACAGGACCATCAACTGGAGAACATTTACATTTTCAATTTATGGATGAGTTTTATCCATCATCGGCAGCACATTTTCATAATGCAAGAGATTACATCGATTTCTAAAGGAGGGATAGTCGTGGCAGAAACGCAGCATAAAATGGTCCTATCCACCACCGAACCAAATAACGGAATAAATTTGGTTCGAATTCGGCAAGGGGATGTTTTAACCCAAAAGTTCGTTGTTGAAGTGGTGGAACATGGCAAACTAAAAACATTCGATGGCCTAGTGCCATTTTTTATTAATACAACAAAATTTGGCGAAAACCAACCTGTTGAACAAAAAGTACAAGAATACAGTCCAGGACAAGCAAGGCTTGTTTATACGTTAAGTGAGCCTGACTGGCAATGGGGTGGTGAAAACACCGCACATTTCAGCTTCCGATCACTCAATGGCGATGGAACTTGGAGTGAACAATTTAGCACGCAAGATTTTACCTATCGAGTCATTTCTGGAATATCTAGAAGCCAGTTACGTGATTCTGGCTATGTGTGGACCTTTGAGGATTTGCTAAGAAAATTCAAAGATTACATGGATCAGGGCAAAAATGACTGGGAGCAGTGGTTAGAAGATAATCATGAAATACTGGAAAATATCGATCCAGGTGGTACGATTATCAACATTTTGAATGAAGCAAAAGGAGATTATGGCAGTTTAGCCGATCGCTTAAACGATATGCAAAATAAAAAGCTTCCTGTACCTAGCTCTATCCGACAGATTACGGATGGTGAATATCCTGTTCCGTCTAATTTCGATGAGGTTATTTCCAAAATTGATGATAAATTATTTAATATCGCATTTATCACAGATACACATGTCGATGGTATGGGGAAAGATAGTGCTTTTGCAACTGGAGATAGCACGACAAATTCTAGGCGTTGGAGTACTTTAGCAAGATTTAAAGAGATGACCAAATATTGCGATGTGACCGTTTATGGTGGGGACAACTGTGATTGTAATAGCGGACGTACAGGAGAATTTAACATTGGTGTTCGTGACTTTGGACGAACGCATTCGATGGCTATACAAAAACGATTCGCAAATTTTGCCGGTGCATGGAAAGAGGATGTCATAGTTTGTCGTGGAAATCACGATACTGGAAAAATTCCTTATGCTTGGATGGGTCACACACCAGAAACTTGTTTAAATAGTACTGATATGCACAAAATATATAACGGCACATATGGAGGTCGTTTGTTCCAAGACAAAGGGATAGCAATTTATCGTATTGATACAGATGATTATAGTGATGAACTAGATAGCAATGGTCAGTACAAAGAATTTAGCGGCCATACAAAAGATGGTGAAGTAGGAAAAATTGGGGCAGAACAATTGAAAGACTTCGGTACTTTTCTCATGAACTTAGATCGCAGCTATCATGTTTTGCTAGTGGGACATATCCCGTTAGATGAGTCTGCTACAGGTGTATGGAATACAACAGCATTGCGAACACTTATTGATGGCTTTAGACAGGGTGTGTCAGTAACGATTGATTATGATTCGTTATCCGGAGAACCATCGAAGATTGTTACAGGAAATGAAGTGTTTGATTTTAGTACAAAAGGACCAGGTATCATTATTGCTTACGTCTGTGGGCATGAACACTGGGAAACCGTAAAAAACTTTGGTGCTTTGAAAATGATATTGGGAACTTGTGCGTTTACAAAAGATACTAATGTTGACTTCGAAGCTTTTTATCAGCTGTCAATCGATAAAGTAGCCAGAACATTGATAATGAATGGTGTGGGACGAGGAACTAAACGGTCATTTTCATATTGAAGGAGTGATAGATAATGTTTGAAAATATGACGAGAGATCAAGCAATTGATCACATGTTAGAACAGTTTGCTATTCATAGTGATGGTGACGATCAGCAAGCGCATGTGATTGCTACTGAGCGAAATGCCGGCTTTGCTTCACCAGAAACGGTGGCGCTAGCAACTGGCCATTTATTAAAAGATAATTACTTAAACGAGAAGTATGATTTTTGGGATATTCCTTTCGGATCATATGCTACTGTTTATGGTTGGGCAGATAACGGCATCCCTTTGCCAGACACGATGGTGCCGGGTGACCTAATTAATTTATATGTATCCGGAGAAGATAACCGACGCAAAGTATACGTGATGGTTGTTCAAAAGAACGGCTCAATTTGGTATTTAAATACTTCTCAAAATACGGGGCAAGGAGGAGGTAATAGTAATTCAACCGTTTGGAAATATATTCCGCAAACAACGATTCTCTGGACACAAGATAGTTCACCTGCAAGCGTTGGACAAAATATGAATTTAGCTGCATCAACCAGACGTTTCAGACGTTTGCGTTTCACAATTAATGGGATAGGCACTCAATTTGTTATTGAGACACCTGCAGTAGACAATCCTGTAATCGTGTTTTCAGCAGTTGCTGGAAGTATAAATGAAAGTTACCAAGTTAGAATAAATTTGGAAATGGTTCGGGATAACATCGTCTTGAAATTTTCAAAATGTCGTTTAGTTACTCATAAAACTACAGGCACAACTTTTTCAGATGACACAGGTTTTACGATTGCGGGTATCGAAGGGATTTATTAATGTGGGGTTCTAATTTAATACAAGGAAGGTGATTAGGTGGCACAAAAAACAGGAAAAGTGATTGTTCCAACAGAGCCAGCCAGTCGGGCAATGACAATCACTGGTTTTACGTTCAAATCCTATGATAAGAAAGCTGGCGTATTACAATTTGAAATTAAAAATCAAGACGGAAGTCCGACAGATTTAATCGATGCAACTGTTCGTCTTTTTATGTACATCTATCAAGGGGAAGAGAAAAAGGAGTTCCCAATTTTTGATAATCAGATCATTACTGAAAGCTACATGCAAGGGATTGTAAAATACCGGATTCCTGACATGTTACTTTCTTACGAGGGTAAAGTTGATGCCAATGTTTACATTGATTTTCCAGATGGTAGTCATACGGACAATTTGGCGTTTACTTTTAATATTGAGAAATCTGTTATTGATGACAATGTCCAATTGAATGGGGAATATTATTTTAAAGATTTTCAACAATTACTTGATGGAGTCAAACAAGAAGCAACAGATGCAGTAAATGAGGCACTAGCAAAGGTTGAGGTTGTTTCTGAAAATGTTAGTTCAGCGCAAAATGATCTAACTATACTTGAAGATCGTATTGATCAAGCCAATCAGGAAATCGACAAGGTTCTTTCTGGCGCAAATGGATTCCGTACAGATATCGATACACTTAAAATTAACAAAGCAGATAAGACATTTGTTACCGCACAGTTGGCACAAAATGGAGCGGATGATTTGTTTTCAAAAAAAATATCTTATGACTCCTTGAGTACAAAGCCTGCGATTTATCAAGCAGTTGTAAAAAATCCAAGTAATGTAAATTATGAGAATAAGCCATTTGGTATCTATATCAGTTTTGAAAAAGGGGAATGCCCTTCTGAAAAAAGAATCGTGGTCAAAAACGCTTTTGGGGTGGTGCTACCTAGCCAATGGGAGGAAGATAGACACCCTAGAACTGGTGAAAAAATGGGGGCGTGGGAAGATGGAAGTTTAAAAAATGGTACGATTTGGACTCTTGGCAACTTGAATGTTGGGGAAACGAAAGTATTTACTATTGAAGTTTCAGCTCAAGATGTGAACCAAAAGGATAATGTGCCTCAAACAATTGTAGAAGCAAATGTGCAAGAAAGCTATTTAGCCAACGGAATAACCTATCTCACTCACAAAAACGCATCTTGGGGCATTCTTAGCGTTATCAAAGACGGAACCGATTTAGCGTTAAACACAGCTTTGCAAGCAACTTCCATTAAAAACGATGCGTATGCTGACCTTAATAGCTCCAAAACAGGAAACACTACAGTGATTTCTAAAACAATTGAAGGAACTGGTGTAGTGTTCAAAGATATCATTTCAAAGTTTTCCTATGTTTATAATTCCAACATTGTCGCGACATTTCGGACACGCATTTGGGCGAATGGTGATGTAGATTGGGAAACTAAAACCGAAACTATCGCAGATGTAGCCAGTGGAGTTCTGAATGGCGTCATGGAAAAAATTCAATGGAATCCGATTAGTGGTGCGACATTGCAAGCGCACGATCACGAATTATACTCATCTGAAACAGGTAGCGACCATCGTATATTAGCTGGATTTAGATGGCATCAACGGCATGGTGAAGACTACGATTCAAATAACTACCCTATCGTTACAAATTCGGTAACGGGAAAGGCATATGTCGGTTGGCAAAATGCCTCTCCAAACACATTTTCTATCCCGAATAAGGCATATTGGACAGCAAACGCGTATGTTTCTCTTGCTTTTGATAATGTGGACAATGAGCGTTTAAGAAGAATAAATCGTCTATTTACTAGAGCTTCTAAAGAAAACGCACGAACTTTAAAAAGAAAATTCAATTCACTCGCTAAATTTTACGTTGAAAATATGCGTGATTGGAATTTGTTTAACGGACAAAATTTATTCCCAGGTATAAACGGTCTCGAATCTATTGGGCTTACAAAATTAAGTGGGGATGATTTATATACTCACGCAGTAAATCGGTTTGACTTAGCCTTATCTTATTATAGCGGCGGAACAAAAGAGGGGTTTGTCAACGCATGGCAGACAGAAAACTGGAGAAGAGGTATTCAGTATATAGGTCGTGATATGTCTATTTTAACCTACCTTCATAAAGAAGCAGTAAAAAGAAATGATTTAGATGTAGTTATTACTACTGAGAATGTCATTCATAACTTAGCTGATGCGTTTGTCGAGATCGAAGCATTAAGTGGAGGTCAAGGTAGAGTAGCACTTAGGGGCGACGGCGTTATGGAAACAACCACTGACGCCATGAACCCAGAAGCAACGGCTATAAAGTATATCAAACAGAGTCTAGATTTGCTTGATAACGATATCCGGAAAAATTGTATGAATAGAATAATAGAAAGATTTAACAATACTGTACAATACAATACTCGTCTTCCGTACGCTAAAATAGAGCTTGACACCTATTATGATTTCTTGGTAAATCCGCGTTTACATTATCACGCGTTCGCTCTATTTGATTATTTACAGGCTGTAGAAAACCCTCCTTTCGATATTCGCCAACTTGCATTCGAGGTGACGAATGGGAGTGGACAAATTAAAGAAGTCGGATACCAATATCAACAGGAACGTCGAGGTTTGGCTTCAACAGCCGTCTATCTAGCGTGCGTGCTTTATAAAGCTGGAAACATTTCTGATTTAGAGCAAGCTTGTAAAATTGTTGAGTATATAATTACAAACATGTATCCGGTTGGAGGTCACATTCATCCAATTGACGGGTGGAGTAATACGGATCAAGCTATTTCTGGATTTCCTTTAGAAACGCAAGCGCTCATTGAGACAGTTTTGTCACAGTAGAAATAAAATAAAAAATAAATCTAAACATATTTCCTCCTAATGTTATATAATTATAAAAGAATTATTTAGGAGGAAATTTTTTGAAGAATAAAGAAAAGAGAGTACCTTATATTAACATGGTTGTCTTGGGTTTGATTTCTACAATTTTAATTAGATATATACCTACTTCAAGTTTTATATAACAGGTTCGTGAGTTTGTGCCATTGTGTATTACAGACGAAGAAGCAGATAAAATCATTAGCAAAGAAGAGAGCGCATCTTAATTGATGTGCTTTTAGTTTTGATACAAGGAGTTGCAATATGATTAATTTAGGGGAATGGGGAGCGATAGCAGGATCAATAACTGCTATCGTTTCTTTGATTTTATTAGTAATTAGACCGATTGTTGCATCATTTACAAAAATTACGAAAACGCTATCACAAGTGAGTTACAACTTGGAACTATTAACAAAAGATTTAGAATCGAGCAAATCAGATCGATTGATGATTCATGAAGAACTGAAAAAACACGACGAAAGATTAGATAAGCATGCAGAAAAATTAGTGGCGCATACGCAACAAATCAAAACTTTATTTAGAGAAAGATCTAGGTAAAAAAGAAAGGAGGTGAGAAGAAATGGTTTTACCAGATAAGTATTATCAAGTCATTAAATGGGCAGTTTTAACAGTATTACCAGCTGCTTCTGTGTTAGTAGCAACGTTAGGGAAAGCCTATGGATGGAATGGAACAGATATGACAGTACTCACTATCAATGCAGTAGCAACATTTTTAGGCGTTATCACTGGTGTGTCGGCTTATAATTTAAAAAAATAGGAGGAAACAAATGAAGAAGAAAATTACTATTACTGCGATGAGCCTGTTAACGGCTCTTTTTTTATTGCCAATTAATGGGTTTGCTGCAAAAAATGATCAGGGTGTGGATTGGTCGATTTATCAAGGGGAGAACGGAAGATTTGGGTACGCTCATGATAAATTTGCTATTGCACAAATTGGTGGTTATAACGGAGCTGGTTTATATGACCAATGGACCTACTCCACGCAAGTTGCTTCTGCAATTGCGCAAGGCAAACGAGCGCATACCTATATTTGGTGGGATGTGTGGGGTTCCCCAGCAATTGCTAAACAAACGATGGATTATTTCTTGCCAAAGATTCAAACGCCTAAAGGTTCAATTGTAGCGATTGATTTCGAGGGTGGGGCATCTTCTAATAAGCAAGCTAATACGGATGCCATTCTTTATGGTATGCGGCGAATTAAAGCAGCAGGCTATACTCCAATGCTTTATTCAGGAAAGCCGTTTTTATTAGCTAATGCTTATTATCAGCAAGTAATCAAAGAGTTTCCAGATTCGCTATGGATCTCTGCTTATCCTGATTATAATGTAACGCTAACTCCTAACTGGAATATTTTTCCATCGCTGGACGGTATCGGTATCTATCAATTTACCTCAACTTATATTGCTGGTGGATTAGATGGTAATATCGATTTAACTGGCATTACAGACAATGGTTATACAGGTTCAGATAAACCAGCAACAGATACTCCAGCAACGGATGCAGGGGAAGAAGCTAATGATACGCCAAAATCAGAAATTAAAGTGGGCGACACTGTGAAAGTGAATTTTTCAGCGAAAAACTGGGCAACTGGAGAAGCAATCCCACAATGGGTAAAAGGAGAAAGCTACAAGGTTCAACAGATAAATGGCAACAAAGTTTTACTTGCAAATATTTTATCTTGGATTGAAAAATCAAATGTAGAAATCTTGCCAGATTCTACAACTGTTCCAGACAAACCATCAGCTGCTATCCAAACCCATATCGTCCAATATGGAGAAACACTATCTTCGATTGCTGCAAAATACGGAACAACGTATCAAGCACTTGCTTCGTTAAATGGACTAAGCAATCCGAATATGATCTATGCTGGACAAGTTCTAAAAGTGAGCGGAATAGCAAATGTTACTAGAACATACACTGTTCGATCAGGCGATAATTTATCATCAATCGCATCTAAGTTAGGCACAACGTATCAAGCGCTGGCACAGCGCAATGGATTATCAAATCCTAACTTGATTTATCCAGGTCAAGTACTATCATATTAAAAAAAGCCCCTCGATGAGGGGCGGTACATAGTTAATTCAATATTTTGTCTAAAAAATATGGTATAACTTTTCTAGTAGCTTTTATTTTTGTTTTATTTATATTGTTGTATCTTCCGTTATAGATCAATGGTACATCTGTTTCGCCATATTCTGTTGAAATATGAAGTTGATAATTAGGAATCCCTTCACTTTCTGTATAGGCAATTTTTAGTGCATCACCAGGCTCAATAGTTTTAGAGTAACCCATAGATTTATATATAAGTTCACTATCGTTTTTCATATCTTTAAATTTCATGATGTCAACTTTCATGGGCACGTTTGCAGGGGAAACTAGAACAATTTTTGTGGGACTTTCATCTAATGCTATTTCATCATAAATATTCTGAGGGAAATATTTTCCTTGCGTATCTATAGAGTAGAATTCTAGAGACACATCTTCATAGTATGTTTTGTTTTTTAAAAAACCAAATATTACAAAAACGATAGCTACAATAGTTAAGATTAATTCTAAGATATCTTTGGGTGTGTATTCTTTACCTAAATACCAATGTAAAAAATTATTTACTGTTTTTATTAATTTATGTTGTTCCTCTGACATTCTTTCACCTTCCAATTCACAAATTTTATTTTATCATAACAAAATAAATTCGTAATTAGCCTATTAGAAAAATATATGCATGATGCGTGCAACGAATGATCCAGAAGGGAACACTAAAGGCGGAGCACAAGATTTTCATGATAAACGCTGGTACTTGAATATTCCGCAACGATAAAAAATAGCCCCTCGATGAGGGGCGGTACATAATTATATTGAAAACTATAAAAATCATTCGATAAAATAGTGATGTTGTCGCATATCTTCACTATCACTCATAAATAGTCACACTCCAAGATATGCGATAACAGGTTTGTTGCCACACATTCTACTGGTTGACTGTTTATGGCTTTCCGTACCCTTAGCTCAGTTGGTTAGAGCAGACGGCTCATAACCGTCCGGTCGTAGGTTCGAGTCCTACAGGGTACATAAAGAAATAAGAAGCTTTTCTTTACGAAGAAAAGCTTCTTATTTTTTGTAATATGTTATTTAAGTCTGAAGAATTTAACTTGTGACCATTGTGCAGTAACTTTAGTGTTTGTAATTCTTCAAAAGAAATAAATTTTTTTGAATCTAATTTTGCAAAACTAGGTTTTACAAATGGAGGTTTATATTGTTTTAACTCGTAATTCGAATTATATAAAAGTTTTTGTTCTTTACCTTTAGATGATGAAATATTTAGTACATTAACTCCATCAGGCAGTATTTCTACTACTAGATAGGGCCTTGAATATAGTGGTTTAGCTCCGTCAACAAAACTAATTTTACCGAGATATGCTTCACCAACTGCAACCATTATACGATTACTAAATCTCCGTCTTCTAAATATACAGAATAAGTATCATCATCATTTTCTGATAAAGTAGAAAAAATTTCTAACTGAGGTAACAGTTGTTCAAAATCAACTTCATTAGGGTTATAATAAAATGTTATGCCATTGATAATTTCAAACGTTTCGTCAGAATCTATAAAATTTTGATTGTATGTATTTAACATTTCAGTTATTTTATAGATTTCTTTAGAAATATCATTTTTTGTTATCTTAGCTAGTTTTTTATCATGGTAACCAGTAGACAAAGTTGAATTTTCAAACCGAATATTCCAAAAATCAAATTCATGATTTAGATTAGATAAATCTTTTGCTGACAATCTTCCAAAAATTTTGATTGTATCATTAAGTACTTCATATTCCTTTTCAGAAAAATTTGCTTGAAATTGTTTTGCTTCTTCCATAAAAGAATAGTAATCGTTCTTGTATTTTTGCCTAACTTCTTCTATTACTGTACCATTTTCAAAGGCAAGCATGTCTTCTTTAAATAGTAAATCTTCATGCTTAGAATAGTTAATCAAATTTGCAAAAAATAATAGTTTTTGTAATTTCATGTTGCCATCAAAAGTATTAGGAGTATCAATTAGTCCCTTTTGCAAAAAGAATTTTGCATATTCTTTGACATTACGCAACTCGACTTCCTCCTTTTATTAGTGTATTCTGAACAGATTTTAGATATACATAGTCTATCAAAATAAATTTGACTGGTAAATATAAAATGCTTGACAAAAGATAAAATTAATTTATATATAAATACTAAATTTCTTCATAAACCAACGCATACCAACCATTTCCACCCACCTTCGGGTGGTCTTCTCTATTTTTACACGTATGTGAAAAAAATAAGAAAACAATAATTTTAATTGTGGTAGAATAACGATGTCATCATATTGCACAATCTTAATACTAACTTAAAAATATTTCCTTTTATAAGTATGATGATAAAATCCGTTCCGGGCTACCTTTTTAGGTAGCCTACTTTAATCTTTATACCTTTCTGGATCAACGAAAGTATACTTTACATAGTCATAGCGCCGATGATCGCTCCGTGCGTCTGGCACGTCAGTCACGACATCAAACAAAAAATATACGTCTTTCTTCATTCTAGTTTTCGCAGCAGGGATTTTAAAGTAGTTCTTATTAGAATAGTAGAGATTGATTAATAAGCTATCTTCGATTGCTAAAAAGAAAACTTCTGAATCCCACACCTTATAAAAATCTTTGACAAATCTATTCGAAGGATCAAATTTAAACCATAATTGCGTCTCATTAAAAAGCATAACCATTACTCCAATCAGTTTTTAAACTTAGTTTCTACCTCTAATATATATCGAGTTTTTATTTTACCTTCAGAGAATACCGTTTCTTTTTTTGCAGTTACAGGTTGTTTATTTTCAGAAAAAGCTAATATAGCTAAGATTGAAACATCCATCTGGAATTTATCTTTTTTGCTGCTTTGCTCATAAAAGTCTGCATATTCATCACTGATATTTTTTCTAATAAAGTCTTCCATCATAAAAATCACCTCAAAACGATTATACGAACTTATGTTCTGACTGTAAAGCGATATTTGAGGGGCAAAAAAGGGGCAAAAAACTCTTACTAGTCCGTTCTAGCCTAATAATTTTAAGTATTATCAACGTTGTTTTTTCTTGATATAATGGGATTTTTGTCCAGTACGTACAAGCTAAAAACGTTTGTCTTGATGGGCGGTATGATGTAAGAAAAAGCAACTTGCTTATCTACAACTGATCATTAGTGAAAGACAGATAAAAAGAGGCTGGAACAGAAGCGTTTAACTCCAAGAAATAAGAAGAAATTCACGGAAATTGCTTTTCAAATTTTTGTGAATTTCAGCTTATTTCCGAAGGAGTTGCTTCTGCTTCCGCTGTTTATACGTGTTTAGAGCGTGAGACAAAAGTGTTCTTTACTTTTGTCTCACGCTCTTTTTTGTGTGTAATTATAATGAAAATAGTTATTTTTAATAGTTATAATATTTTATCTATTAAAAGTAAATATCCATTCACTAATAATAAAGATATATTTACAGTATCATTATAATGTATTCAATTTAAAATAAGAGACTTTGGTAATAATGAAAGAGGAATAAAACTTTTCTTTGGCAAAACAAACTCCTTGCT